CCCCGGGCATGTTGCCCGGGGTCGCAGCAGGCGAAAGCTTGCTCTGACAATCGTCACCCTAGAGACACTATTGCCGTTAGGTGGTTTACCATGCCAGCGAGGAGTAGAACGAGAGACCAACGGATTACGGTCACGGGTGGGTTATACCACTTCTTGTCCGTTCCGAAGCTCCAATTCTATTCCGTTCTGGATGGTAAGCGGGAGGCTTGTGACGATTTCATTGGTAATCGAACCGGAGCCAATGGCTTCGATTTGAGGATCAATGAAGTCCACTTTCCTACCTTTGACGGGGAGTTCTACTCAGGTTCCACGCTGCATACAGCAGCATATGGACTACCTGCGTCGAGCATGAACCCGGAGGCCCCAGACCCTTTGACCTTCTACGGCACCGTTGGTGCCCTCGAAAAGTCGAATAAGGCTTGGGAGATCCTCGCTAACACTAATCCGAATGTACCGGCGGTTTCAGTGCCGGCATTCATTGGTGAGCTCAAAGACCTTCCGTCACTTGTCAAAGACTGGGGCGGCGACCTGCTTAAGCAGGTAGCGAAAGGACACTTGTCCTGGCGCTGGGCCGTCAAGCCAATGATGGGTGACATCCGCAAGATGCTTGATTTCACTAAGCAGGTCAACGACCGGCTCGAGTGGCTAAAGCGCTTGCGGGATGGCAACGGACTCAAGAGAAGATGTTCCCTTGGCAGCTCGAACAGTAGTGACTCATTTGGTGCGTCGTCTCCGATACACTCAAATGGGTTTACTGTTCAAGCAAGAAGCAGGGTCCACCATTCAATGCGAATGTGGGGTACGGTGCAGTATAAAGTTGCACCTGGGACTAGCTTACCCAAGTCGGATCGCGAGCTTTACAACCTCGCGCGCCGGCTAACTTATGGGATCACTAGTCACGAACTGCTTGCCGCAACATGGGAATTGCTCCCATGGTCCTGGTTTGTGGATTGGTTCGTTGGGGTAGGCGATACTATCGCCGCACTCAACAATACCGTTCCACTGACTTGGGGGAGATTCTGCCTGATGCGAAGAATCGCTGCTAAGCGAGAATTCGAAATCACGGCTAAACCAGCATTCATTACAGTTAATGGAATGCCTGCTGGTGAACGAATCAGGAAGGAGAGATACGTCATCGCTCCTGTCCTACCCTTCTCTCTGTCTCTACCGCTGGTTGACAGCGGCAAATGGTCGGTCCTGGCATCGCTTGCAGCCTTGAGGCGCAAGTAAGCGCCTTGACTGCCGGAAATGTCAGGAGTCTCCTATGCTTGGAAGTACGACGATCACGTTTGCGTCAAAGACGCTCACGAAGATCAACACCCCATCCTACGCGTCCGAGTATTTGTTCAAGGACGCGACGGAGGAGTACCGTGTCAAAGTCCGCCACAGTAACACTGCGGCAGGCTTCGATCGACACAATGTCGAGGTCACCCACACTGTGTGGGGGACCGGCGGTAATCCGGATGTCGTTCGGAAATCCTATGTCGTCGCTGAGCTGATGCCCAACGATGACACAGTCGCGCTGAGCGCCGCATTAGCGGCGTTCCTCACGGCGAGCACCAATCTGGTGCTGACGGAACTGAACGACTGGGCTGTGTAACAACGGCCCGGGTGGTTGTCGAACTAACAGGCGCATGGGACATGCCGGATTGTTGAGGTCCGAATGTCTAAATGCCATGTTAGGGAGCTACTGCAGGTGTCGACGTGTCTGTTACAGGACGCGGCCGACGCCTACCCGACGCTAGCGGGTGAGTTCGTCAGAGACGAGCATCGCCTGCGAAGTTTCGTCGAGAACCGCGGGATTCGCGCATTTTGCGTTGATCTCGTGGTTGCTGGCAAGCACCTGGATAGGTGTCTGTCAGACGGTGCGTACAAACTGGAAGGACTTCCCATAACTGGGAGGTACTCTACCAGAGTAGAAATCCCGAAGTTTCTTCGGGGACTCTACTTACGCGTATTCGACGAATCTGGTCGCCTAAAGGAGGACTGCGATGTTGAAGCTGTGTTCTTTCTGCGCCAGGTCCTTTACCTGGCTCGGAAAGCTAGCCTCCCATGCAGTGAGAGTGCCGTCCGCGCTGAAGTTGCGGATTTCGCTCTCGTTGATTCTCAACTCCCTGAACCTGAAAAGGTCTGGGGGGAAGAGACGCCGACGCAAGACTCCATAACGGCTAGCTACGGTGGTTTCCACCGTAGCCCGCTGTACATGGGGCGAGTGTTAGCGGAATCGTGCCCTCGTAAGAGGGCTCGATTATCAACCCTTTTGAAGAACCTCGACTTCGTGTCGAGGGTCATCACTGGGATCCTTGGGCGTTATACGCCCTCGGAGCACCGGTTTAGGCATGGCCCTGGCGCTATCTCGGAGCGGACTGGTCGGCCTAATAAATACTATTGGGCTAACTGGTCAAATCGCCTCGAGAACGTGTATCCATGCGCAGACTATGGCTTTCATAGTTATAGCGCATGGGCTGACCGCGTCTATAAGGATGACATAGGGTCTATCGATCCAATGTCACGCCTTATAGCCGTTCCGAAGACGTTCACAAAGCCTCGGCTAATAGCCGCTGAGCCAAGTGAACATCAGTGGTGCCAGCAAAATATCTGGCACTACTTCAAGCAAGAAGTACGGAATTCCTGGATTAAGGAGTTTGTGCGCTTTCGCGATCAAACTCATAACCAGGGTCTGTGCTTGCTTGGTTCGGAGGATGGCTCGTTAACTACGGTGGATTTGTCCGCCGCAAGTGATCGAGTCACCTGTCACGCTGTTGGTCAGTTCTTCAGGCTCAATCCGAACCTGATCCTGGCCTTACAGTGTACACGAACCCGCTTCATTGGTCAAACTATCAACCCATCGGTTGACGGTTTGATCGCGTTGAGAAAGTTCTCAACGATGGGAAGCGCCTGTACCTTTCCCGTGCAATCATTGTTGTTCCTCGGGATCTGCTTAGCTGTCGTCGCTACTCAGCGACGATGGCGAACAGGCTCGTGGAACCCACGATGGTTGTCCGGTGAGGTAGCCGTCTTTGGGGATGATTTGATTATCCCCACAGACAGTCGGGAGCTGTTGTTCGAAGACCTTGAACTACTTGATTTCAAGGTGAACCTTCACAAGAGTTACTGGAATGGAAATTTCCGGGAGTCTTGTGGGGTCGACGCTTTTCGCGGTGTCAATGTGACTCCCGCGTACTGGCGTGCTCCGTGCAACGGCAAGCCTGAGTCCATAGAGAGTACGATCCAGGTGCGTAATAATTTTTATAGGAGATTTCTCCTACGCACTTCGGGGTACCTCTCTACGACCATGCCTTCGGGTTCCATCCCGGAGGTCAGCATGGATTCAGGAGTCTGTGGTCTCATCACTCGAGGCAAACCGCGTCGACCGGGGATAACCCGGTGGAATCGGTCACTGCAACGAGCGGAAGCTAAGATAGACGTCTTTACGACGTCACAGTCTAAGCTACCGATCACAGACGACTCTGCGCTTCTTCAGTACTTCACTGAAGCACCGAGCCCTACCACAATCTGGAAGGGTGGAGTGGCGCAGATCGCTCGTACGCGTAAGCGGACGAGATGGGTACCATTGGATGACCTAGGCTCTTAATCTAGGCTCCAAGGGACAGACGGGATGCACAGG